AAGCTGGTTATTCATAAATTAGTTATTTGTATTGGAAAACAAAGTGTTAGAATTGTATGGTTGGGATGTTTTGATATATACAATTATCTCGAATTTTAACCTATTGAAAATACAAAGGTTTACAACTTGTTCCAATCACTTACAATCCAAACTAGACTCGGCGGATTCTACTTTTTCTATAGTGTGCCTGTGGGTTGTATTGTTTTATAAATATTATTAAAATTAATGACTTATGTTTAAAAAGTGGCGTATTTTATTGAGACTAAAAAGCGCTTGTAGACTATTTGTAGACTGTTGAGAAACATGATTAAATCAAAGTTCGCTAAAACTGGTTTAAGACATGAAACTCAACAAATCTAATGTTGATGCTATTCCATTGACAGATAAAGGTCAAAAAATATATCGAGACTCAGAACTAATCGGTTTCGCAGTTCGGGTAACCAATAAAAGCAAAACATATATCGTTGAGCGTCGCCATGAAGGTGAGCTTTTTAGAGTAACGATTGGCAAGACGACTGATCTACCTGCTACAAATGCCCGGGCAAAAGCGCAGATGATTCTTGCAAAAATATCAAATAATGAATATGAGAAACTAACCAGACTAAAGAATGTTTCAAATCCTTTGGAAATTACGGTGAATGAAGCACTTCAAATTTATATTGATAGAAATGACTTTAGACCAAAGACCATAAAGCAATACAACACATACTTTAATCTTTATTTAGGGTGGGGCAATAGAAAGCTTTTCCAGATTACCAAGCAGGAAGTCTTAGATCGTTTTATTGAGGTATCAAACATAAGTGAATCGTCAGCAAATGGCGCTGTATCTCTTTTAGGTACGTTATGGAAATACATTCACGTTCTTTATTCAACAGACGAAGCCCCCATCCTTAAAACGAATCCGGTTGACATTATTTCTGTAACTAAAGGATGGAACAAGATTGCTAGTAGAGATAGACATCTACACAAAGATATCATTCACAAATATTACAATGCAGTACTTAACTATGAAGATGAGCTGAATCTTGAAAATACAGCAAGATCAAATACACATCGGGATATAGTTTTGATGTGCATGTATACAGGATGTCGAAAACAGGAAGCGTGTTCTTTAAAGTGGACTGATGTAAATATTAAAAATGGTACCTTAACTTTTAGAGATACCAAAAATGGTACAGATCATACTTTTCCAATCGGTGACCATTTACATAGTATTTTGCGAGAACGCTGGTTATTAAGAGAAAACGATTGGGTTTTCCCAGCTACAAAGATGCCGACTTCTTGGAATATGCATGCTACAAAAGTGGATACATTGTTGAATAGAGTAGGTAAGCAAGTCGACTATTACGTTTCAATGCATGATTTTCGACGTACATTTGCCACTATATGCAACCTTTTAAGATTCAACATCTATGTGACAAAAAGACTTCTTAATCACACAGCTAAACCTAGGGTAGATGTAACGGGAGGTTATGTACAAATACCTGATGAGGAATTAAAAGCATCAATGAATATGATTGAGGCGGTTTATCAAGGCAAAATCGATTGCTTTAACTATCAATCTGTTTGGGCTGAAAGATTAAAAGAAATAAAGGCGGTTTAACCCGCCTTATATCGTTGCAAGTTGTGCCGTGTTTAGCACAGTCTTGCTTTGTTCATACTTTAAAACGTCCTTCTTTTTATATGAAACACGTCTACCAATTTTTGAGAAAGGCATTGAAGATTGGTCACAGCGCATTCTAGCTAAAGTCCATGGAGAACAATCCAGATAAAGTGCCACAACTTCTTGTGGGAATTTCTGTTCTTCATTTGCATTGATGAAGCGATCTAAATATTCCTGCTGTTCTGCATCAGTTAGATTTCTCAAATCTTTTAGCATTTACCTCCTCCTTACTTTCTCCAAGTCGCTTCTTTAAATTTAGCCTCATCAACCAAGTTGTCGATTTGAGACGGGTTCACATTGTCGTAGTAATGGTTCATCAGGTTACCGAAAACAATCAGAGTTCGGGCTGAGGATGAATAACGGAAGCTCATATATATTCCTCCATAGCTTCAAAAGCCTGTTTACGGGCTGAAGCCTGATTCTTGAGTAAAGAGATATGAGCATCTTTAATTAACTCATTACTCTGCATGACACGTTGTTTAGCATGGAGGGCAGAGGTCGCTTCAATACGACCTCTTAGAGTGCCGTTGCCATGTAGTTTGGCAACATATCTAAAGATATAGGTACTTAAGCGCTCCAACCCTCCATGTCCTTTTTTGCCTTGCATGCCTTCACAATCTGGCTTTCAAAGCTGGTGCCTTTGAAGCGTTTATAGATTGTGCCGAGATCTGCCTCATTCTGTGTATGTTGAATCGCTTGTAACGCTTGCTGGAAATCAGCCGTAAGTTGTTGGGCTGCATTCGGCTGTTGCTGCGGGTTTTGTGGTGTTTGCTGCTGTTGAGCTTGAGCTGCCGTTTGTTGAGTCTTTTCTTCCTCAGGTAAGTCTTCACCCGCATAGATATATAGACCTAAACCGTGTACGGCAATACCTTTAACCAGACAACGCATCATGGCCTTGTTGATATCAAAAGCATTCGGTTTAGCAATCGCTTTATTGCGATAGTCCATGACAGGTAGGAACATGTACATGGTTTTACCAAATACGGTGACATCACAATGAACCATCATAGATCCATCCGGAAAATACATTGGATCGCGAAAAGCCCAGTTTGCTTGTGGGTCTATGCGCATGAGTTTGTCCACGGCCCACGCCCAAGACAGATATGACATGTTGTTTTTCTTTTCGATATGTCCAGATACGCTAATTGCTGCTAACTGTTCAAAGTGGTTAGTACTTTCATTGTTTAAAACTGCTGGATTAATTGCTGCATTCATTTTTCTTATCCTTATTTTGAACCAGTAAAGCCGCACTTCTTCTTATAAGCTTTGCGGTCATATGAAGGGATGTTGCTAAGTTCTAGGGCAGTTGCTAATGTTTTTTTGCGTTGGAAGCTAATCTCATTCATTAAGGTGGCATAAACCTTAGGGCGCTTCGTCTTAAATTCTTCAACATTTAAAGGTGTCTTCACTTCACCTTTTACTGTGTACAGCACACTACCGTTTGCATTAGCTGCATAAATAGTCCAGCCAATACGCACAGAGTAGAGACCCGTTAAGCGGTCATGGCCTATATAGGCTTTTATGCCGTCTGGATGTGGTTTGAATTGAGCATTCATGATTAGCCTCCCATCATCCAAGATGCAGCGGCTACAGCAATCACCCAAAGGATGAATGAAAGGGCAATGAATATAAGAAAATCGATGACGTTCGCTTTAATGGTGGCGAAACGAGAAGGGCGCTGTTCTTCAACAGTTGGGTGTTGATACAGGCGTGAAGTCGTTTGACTAGGAATAGGGTTTTGTTTCATACTTACCTCGCAGTTATGCAAAGCCCCGTCTCCGTCCAAAGTTTCGGGGCTTTTTGTTGTCTACGAGATAAAGGTAAGTTAACTTACTAAAATAGTCAATAGTTAAGATAATTAAACTTACTTTTTTGTGGGAAATATGGTAAAAATACTGACTATTGCCTAGGTGCAAAAATATAGGGGGTTATCTTGAATCACCAAGAAGTTATAATAATGCGATTACTAATGGCTAGTATCATTTTTAATATTATTACTTTGATTTGTATTGTTATTTTGAGTATTAGTATTATTCATATTTACTGAAAAATATATAGTGAGAACGATTGAGATAATTGAAGCGATAGCAGCAATACAAGAGACAATAAAAGTGGGTGTCACTGTCCAATGTGGTTTGCTAGATTTTTCAATTTGTCTAATTAGTAATTCATTACTAATTGATTGCATTATCGGTAAAGGAATTATACCTTTATATTTTTCTCCATTTAGTAAAGCGAATAAATCTTCATCAGTTAAAGCCTTAATTTCTTTAGAGGTAAGTTTTAATGGATTAAGATTTAATGTTTTTAATGGAGGTTCTTTGGATATAGCTTCCGCTATAATTTTATTTAAGTTATCCATTTTTAACCTATAGTTATTTCTAATCGTGGATTAGGAATAGTAGTTGCTATTATAATTCTAACTCGACTTGCTTTCCAAGAATATTTACGGGCTTTATGGAATCACAATAAATCATAACTTCCGACCCTTTCATTTTAAAATAAGCACTATAATTTAAATCATAGTCATCTTGTCTATAGCCCTTATAAATATTCTTAATCTCCTCGCAGTTATCATAAGAGACGATCCATTTTGTTTGGATTTTATCTAGAGCTTCTCTGATCTGTACATGATTCTCATGCATATAGAAATTGCGATAGAGGCCTTGGCCCTTAACATAGTATGGGGGATCAAGATATATTAGAGAATTATTTGGTAGGAGATTGTCAACTTTATGAAGTAATTCTAAAGCGTCGTACTGGTATACTTTAATCCGGTTGCTATGATTACCTATTTTTTCGATACGTTTTGATAAATTTTCTTTATGGAAACGAACATCTAATTTGTAGTTACCATTTTGATTTTTTCCACCAATTACACCTCCTTTTAAGATGCCTGATCGATTTGTACGATTCAAAAAGAATGTAGCAAAACCATGTTCAAGTTGACTAAAATCTAGGGGATTAGAAAGAATATGTTTCTGTCTATGCCATTCCTCAATAGTTACAGGGGTATCATTAATGAGCTTGAGTAATGATTCTGTATCATTAATAATTGACTTCCAAAAATTAAAAACTGCAATATCATAATCATTTATATGGATATTTTTACAGTATCCACTAAAAAGTAAATCTAAAGCTACACCAGCCCCTCCCGCATATGGTTCGAGATAATCTGCGGTAAGACCATTTGTTTCCATCAGTTTTTTTACGAATGGAGCAAATTTTCCTTTACCGCCAGGATAGCGCAATGGGGTATGATAGATACTCATAGCATATTAAAACATATAAATTATTCGGAAGGCCACTTTCGATTAGAAATAAAAGAAATTGCCATGCTGAGTTTGCTCATAAAATGGTCGACTTGCTCTGAATTGTCCTTTGTCCATCTGTCTATCAATTTAATATCTTCAAATAATGTTTTGTGCTTCTTAAACCATGCTTTCATTAGTTCTCTATACTTAACATTCGTAAGGTTTTTTTCAAAGTCTAAGTTCAAGACGCTATTATTAAAATAATCATAATCTGTATTACCATTATTTATTTCATAAATCTCATCCCAAAATTCAGTATCATAATTTGTTAGTTTGTCTAATAAATAATCATATATTATACGCTCCGGAGTTCTTAGCTTTTGAGGGGTATTTTCGTCAAAAGAAGAAGATCCCGGTAAACTAATAATATTTGGATTTTCATCTAATATATTGCGATTTGATTTTTCAGTATTTATATCATTATCTGCAATAATTATAACTTCTTTAAAAAAATCATCTGCTTTAGATAAGCTTAATAGAATTGAACAACTTAATTTTAATGACACTGGTTTCAAATCAACAGAGTAAGCAAGCACTGTATTTGTTATATTTTTTGCAATAAGTAATTGTTGATAAAACCAAACTGCCTCATCATCTTCAAAATAAATTTTGATTTCTTTATTATTTGGTTTTACTTTAGTATTTAATGATAATTGATTGTTTTTAATGTCAAAATACGAGGGATTTTTAAAAACTCTCGGGCGATAAGTATCATGTAAATATACAACTTTATCTAAAATTTTATTATTAGATATTAACTGCTCTTTGGGAATAGTTAATATCTTTTTAAAGATAGTTAAAGAATGTGTGGTAAAAATAATTTGTAGATTTAATCTTCTAGCTTCTTGTTTTAATAGCTCAATTAGGCTTTCTTGAGCAATATGATGTAGACCAGTATCTATTTCATCAATTAATAATATTCCGCCTTCATAAAGCTCTTTATATTCTCGTTTTAGGCTATAGAAAGAAACTAAAGCTGTAAAAATTGAACTTAATGAATCTTGTCCTAAAGAAATGGCAAAAGGATTATGTTGAAGACTTGGTATTTTGAATTTCTTGTGTGAATATTTTACATCTAAGTCAATAATACTATTATCATCTTTATTTAAATCATAATTAATTACCCTTTTGAATAAAGAAGAGAAGTATTCCTTATCCTCATCATGCATATTTCTAATACGCTTAGTTTTAATGCTTTCTTTTATTTCACCAATTGGAGTCATGCGACTCATACCAAGATAAATAGTTGGTATAGGCATTTTGGCATCATCACCTATATGTAGATATTCGCCAAGAGAACGATTAACACTTCGAGGTACAACTTTATATCTAACAGTTTTTTGTGTTACTTTCGATTTATTTTCTGCTGGTAACGGAGATGAAATACTTTCTTCCTCGCCTTCTTCAGAACCCTCAGTTGTAGTACTTTTTATAGGGTCACTATGGGCTGAAACATTACACTTTTTAATAAATTCATTATAGTTATTTGAATTTAATTCAACTTCTTTTTTTAGTTCATAAATAAACTCAAAATGTCCCTTTTTCTGTAAATCACCTTGATAGTCATTTTCATCAAGGTGGAATAGCTCTTGAAAATTTGCTTGAAAAGGTAAATCAAAATAGCTTTTTTTCTTAATATAACTTTTTGTTTTTGCATTGGCTGCAGAACGTCCGCTGACTCCACTGCAATTAGCAATCAAACCCAAAAGAGTTGATTTACCTATTCCATTTAAGCCGCCAATAACGGTTAATCTATCACCAATTTCTATTTCAATAGACTTTAATTTTCGAAAACCATTAGCATCAAAAGTAACTTTTTTTAATTTCACTCTAAGCTCACATAATTTTAAACATCCCTATACAACCCAACGACTTTTCCAACCAATTTACATCCTTCTCGGAGTGGTATGATCTTTTCATGCCATTTAGGGTTTAAGGGTTCTAAGTACATACCGTTGCTTTCTACAATCAATTTCTTGAAAGTTGCTTCCGTTTCCCCGTCGCATGCAACGATAACCAAATCACCTGTTTTTAAATCACTTATTTGAAAGTCAGGATTTACATATATTTTGTCACTTGGTCTAAAGTCTGGAGACATGGACTCTCCAACTACAATTAAACCGTAACCGTTTTTTCCACATTTAGGGTTTGGTGGTAACCATTCCTTAAATTCAGTACCCATTGGAATTGAATCGGCAGTAGTCCAAGTTCCTGCTTGTACCCAAGAAATAACAGGCACTAAACGACCTGCTATTGGAAATGGTGTAGTTACATTTTTATCTAGTGAATCACTCCCTTTACCACTTAACAGGTAATCAGAAGTAACCCCTAAAATTTGTGCTAATGCCATCAAACTATCGTGCTTAGGTAAGTTCTCATCCTTTTCCCAATAAATTACTGATGTTTTCGAAACTCCAATTGCATCAGCAACTTGTTGTTGAGTTAGTTTTTTAGACTTTCTCAGATTCTTTAAACGAGTACCTAAAGTTTCCATAGTTTTTTGCCAGTTCCGTTCGTAAGAAATCTTACCATTTGATAAGGTAAGTTTTATGTGTTTAAATAAAGGTAAGTAAAGTTACTTTTATTGGTGGAATGCATGACCAAAACAGAAGCATTGGCCTTGTTGGAGTGCGGTGTTACTGAATTAGCCTACAAATTAAGTATTAGTACTCAAGCAATTAGCCAGTGGCCTGAAGAAAAAATCCCTTTAGCGCGCGAATATCAAATTCGAGATTTAGCCGAAGGCAAAGAGCCCTTAAAAAGCAAAGTTGCTGTTGGTTGAGGAAATCAATATGAGCCTCGAAAAAGAAGATCTTAGATTGAAGATGCTTCCAGACATGATGGAGCGTTTGAGATTGATCGCGGATGTCCGTGGTAATGAGTATGCGCATCAAGCTGTTGTCCTCTTAGAAAAAGCCCTTATGGGTGAATATCATGAAGTTAGCTTAATGCTTGAAAGAGCAGATAAAAATAGGCACAAGAGGGAGCGTTTGGGAATACGTAGGAAAGTTGAGGTAAACCCAGAATCACAAATTTTAGAAATGAAAAAAGCCTGATGGATGAGATCAGGCTTTTAGGCATTCAAATCTATAGCGAGATTAGAACATGAGCAATTTATCAGAACAACCAGTTGAACTCAACTCACAGGAGTTTGTAGTAGGTGACATGGTAGTTATTCAAAACCACATTTTGGGGCCGCTTGGTAGCGATAGTATTTTCTGCATCATAGAAATAAAAAGTGACTTTCTTGGTGATCATGTCTCTATGACTGACATCAACGGAAAAGTTTGGACATCTGGAGTGAGGTATATACGTCATGCCACTGTTGCAGAAAACCAATTAAAACGCCGATTAACTGCAGAAGAATTAGCACGGGCGGAGGTGTCATGAGTAGCTTAAAACATCCGCTTATCCGTTATCACGGTGGTAAGTTCCGGATTGCTGATTGGGTTATCTCACATTTTCCCGTCCACAAAACTTATGTTGAACCATTTGGTGGCGGAGCATCAGTTCTATTTACTAAAGAGCCTAGTGTTATTGAGGTCTATAACGATTTAGATAATGAGGTCGTGAATTTATTCAAAGTACTGAGAGAACCAGACCAACGAAGATGTTTAGAAGAGAAATTGTATTTAACACCATTTTCTCGCACTGAATTCTATGATGCTTACGATGAAACTGAAGATCCTGTAGAAAAAGCCAGAAGGATGATTATTCGAGCTCAAATGGGATTTGGTTCAGCTGGAGCAACTAAAGGAAAAACAGGTTTTCGAATGGCGGGAGGCCGACAAAAGAATTATGAAATTGCATTATGGGAACGTTACCCAAATCGATTATTACAATTTGCTGAACGATTAAAACAGGTCCTTATCGAAAACCAGCCAGCTGCAAAAGTGATTAACCAATATGACGATGAGAACACATTATTTTTTGTGGACCCACCGTATGTAAGAAGTACTCGAACATCAAACATGACAGCTTATCGATTCGAGATGAGTGATCAGGACCATATCGATTTATTAGATCTATTAAACCAGGTCAAAGGTAAAGTCATTTTATCGGGTTATGACCATGAGATTTACAACTCACGCTTAACACACTGGGTGAAGAAAACTAAAGCGGTACAAGCCTCAGGAAATAGAGGGGGTGTGAGTCGCCAAGAATGCCTTTGGATTTCTCCAAATGCCCAACAAAGCGATTTATTTGGAGTGGGTTTATGAGTCTAGATGCCACTAATTGGGCTTGGAAAGTTCATATCCCGACTAAGAAAGGCGGTTCATTACCTGCTTTGAAACTAGTTGTTTTGCTATCTATGGCCGATCGCGCAAGTGAGGATCATACCTGTTATCCAAGCGCTAAACGTTTAGCAGCGGACTGCAAAATTGACAGAAAAACTGTGATGAAGATTCTTGCTGAACTCTCCGATGATGGATTAATTACTGATACTGGAGAGCGCAAAGGTCAGACAAAACAGGTAGTCGTTTACCGCTTGAATGGTGTAGTTGGCCGTGAAGATACAGTCCCAACAATGGGACTATTAGAAGGTGGAAATTTAGATGGAAAGAGTACCAACGTTGGAACAGTCCCAACAGTGGAACAGTTCCAACAATTCCATGAAAGAGTCCCAACAATTCCGGTAAACGGTCCCAACGTTGGGACACGGAATCTTTTAAAGAATCTTTCAGATGAATCTAAAAATAAAAAAACATGGTTGAGTTTGAAAAAACTTGGTGAAGAAATTCGTTTGGCAACTGATCAGGAAACTTACGAGCAGATCAAAAACGCGACTTGGTTTGATCGGGAGCTTCGAGCATTTGAACTCTACAACGCCGAGAAGAATCTTTGTGATGAGCTCATGCATTACCACTTTGCAGATTGGTTAATCAACGCATGTGGCAAATACCAAGCACGTGAACAGGCAAAGATCCAAAACACAGCGATGCAGGTTCGAGTCCCGCAGGGGGAGTCAAATCAACTCAGCGACAAACAGGTCCACACCTTCGCTCAAAAACTCTCACAACATCCTGAATTCGCAAGCCAGTTTGCAGCTGCAGGGGAAAGCTACGATCAACTCGCTGCACGTATCGCCGTAAAACTTAGCGATCCAGTTCAGGCCAAACAATGGGAATCGTATCTCAAGCAAGTCGGCTTCAAAGGCTCATTGCAGGGGGCGGCATGACAGACCTCTACGATGTCAACGTAGCGCTCTTGGAAAGTGAGCTCAACGCTTTTGAAAAGGGGTTTGCATGTCTAGCATGAGCCTTGCTGAATACCGTGAATTATTTCCAGTGAAAAGCAAGAAACGTCGCTCAGAAAAGCAAGGTACTAGACAGCCAAGTGAAGGCGAGACGGTACTAGCAACGCACTTAAGAGCATGCAAGATCAGTTTTGAGCAGGAATATAAATTCCACCCAAAACGAAAATGGAGAGCAGATTTTTTTATTACGGGAACAAAGATTTTGGTAGAGGTTGAAGGCGGTATCTGGATGGCAGGTGGTGGACGTCACACAAGGGGCAAGGGCTACATCGGGGATATGGAGAAATATAACTCGGCGGCAATGATGGGATTTACAGTTTTAAGGTTCAGTACAGAGCAAGTGAAGTCGGGTTTAGCGGTTCAGCAGATAGAGAAAATGGTTGGGGGAATGAATGACACTAATGATCGATAAGAAGCATGTTATGCACTCAGTGGACTGGACACGGTTCGATCTGGAAGGCTGGTTATATCAGTTTGGTGCATGGCTAGATCAAAAGAGTTTTACCGGTATTCCTTCTGGCGCATATAGCAACCCAATTGCCTCAGCAATGGTACAAGTTGAAAAGCAACGCCGTTTAAAACGGTTAGGTAAGAAGAAACAACGGGAAATCATTGCCAATTACTTTGTGAGCGAAGCAGATCCGTTTCGTAAAACTAAATCTAAAACCCAATGCCAGATTGATGACAATGAAGCCCGTGCAATACAACGATTAGTTTTAGATTTAATGGGGCAGAGTGAAGTCATGGATGAATGGATGGACGCGATTATTGACCGTTACTTCCGTGGACAGTCATGGCCAGAGATGGTTAGAGAAGATCGTTCGCAATCAGATGCACGTAGTGATGTGAAGTGTGGATTGGCAGTGTTGCATTGTCGGTATGGGTTTATTGAGTATTAGTTCATTATTTAGTTGTGATCTTTTCAAATGGGGAAGTTGGAAACTAATCCGAATTGGTTTAATGTGCCGGTATAGTGGGTTGTTGGTTCATAGTTGATTTTAAGTGGTTAATCAAATACCTTGATAAATCCTATTGTTCTATCAAGGATTACTAGCTGTATGATGTTTCGAACACATATACTTGATGATGAGCGTTTTATAATTATAGATAAACTAGATTTTTCTGGACGGTGTTCAAAATCATCTTCCGGGGAGTGGTACATTTGTTGGAAAGATGGGGTTACCACATCAGAAGGAAGCCTATTAGGATTTAGAGATAGTGGTCATGGGAGTTATGCTTTATATAATAAGAAACAGGAAAAAGTTATTTTAAGTAGTAAGTTGGAACGTCCAAATGCTGGTATGGTTGCTGATAATGGTACCTTCTGTATTAGTGATTGGCATTTTGGGGAGGGTCTGTTTGGTACAATCTACACATTTTTAGCTAATGGTGAAAAAGCTATTGGCAAGAGATTTGAGGCTAATATTTTTAACTGCGCCATTTCTGATAATGGTTTGTATGTGATTTGCCAAACTTGTGAGAATAAAGCTTCGGAAGATGGAAATTTGCTTACTTTATTTAATGTAAAAACGGGTGGAGTTCTTTTCTCAATAAACCCGATGACTCCGTGGGCTGATCAATATATTTTTGATGTTAATAATAGAAGGATTGGTGTCACTATTCGAGATGGTGGAACATATTATTATGATTTTGAAGGTAAGTTTTTAGATGAAAAGAAATATGATGAGGAACAACTAGCTTCTAGTCGTTATGAAGTAGTTATCAATAAAGCCCAGAATATTTTGAAATCAGAAAATTTAGATTTTTATCAAGCTAATAGAGTAATAGAAGCAATTGACTATGCTCTTACTATTCTTAATAAAGATGAATTTCATTATAAAACATGGGCAGCTACTGCTTATAAAACACAAGGTTTAGCATATGAATTTATTGGTAATGATCAAGATGCTCTTTTAGTTTACCAGATAGCTTTAGGTCTAAATCCAAAAATTGGATTAAAACGGAAGATTGAGAATTTGAAGAAAAAACTAATCTAATAATTAATTTACTTTTAATGTAGATGTTAATTTAACTTCACCAACCTCTGTAATTCCATTCTTAAAATTTAAGTAGCTAATATTTGCAATTGGTTTTATGAGATAATCGGGATTATCAGCAGAACTCTTATCTTTCAATGTATAATCCTTTAATCTTATAGCCACAAGGCAGTTTGTTGAACCACAAATTAGAATTTTTCCTTTGAGTGGATAACTAATATTCTTATAAGTTTTATTTAAGTAGTCTTGTACTATTTCATCTTTAAAGAAAATAGGCCTATCTTCTGTTTTAAAGGAAGTTTCTGCATGAGCCTTGCCACTATTTTCTATTCCTATAAAGAATTTTAATATAGTAAGTACTAATATATACATTAGGATGAGATAGAAGTAATAACGGCCGAACTCTTTGACTCCTTCCTCAATTTTTTTGTGATCTTGGTTTTCTTTCCAACCTACAAATTTATAAAGTGCGATATGAGTATTTAATCTTACTAGGTGGATTAGATATCGGGTAGGGCGTGTTTCTTTTGATATATTCCCAATTTTATTTTTACTTTCTTGTTTTAAATAAGAAATTTTTAGATACCAAGATGTGGGTAGCCTTCCATAACTATCAAACCAATTATATATAAATACTAATGGAAACAATAAAAAATAGGCTAAGCCTCTAAAAATACTAATGTGAATTTGTTTATCGTATAAGGTATTTATTAGTGAAATAATTAGTAGCCCTGAAAAAAAAGCAAAGATTCCTATGAAACCATTTAGTCCCCCCAATTTAAGATACTCTTGAAGTGTAAGTCCTAAAGCTCCTTCACTGTAATCAAAATATCCCATAAAACTACTAACAAAAGAATTCCCTGATATATATGTAAAAACAGTTAAAGTAGTGGTTAAAAAAGTAAGATCTAAAAAAATATTTTTTCTGATAGCCATTTATACTAACTCTTTATATTTAAAAGCTTCTGTTTATCAGCCTCTGCATTCACAACATGCATTTTCTTATGGCAATTCGGGCAAAGCGCTACTGTATTTTCGACAGTATCTGGTCCGCCATGCGCTAACCATTCAATATGGTGAGTTTCCAGGTAGGGCTCACCATTTTGATCTTTAAAAGGGGCAGGTTGTTCACAGAGCTGACAAACCCCATTAGCTAAACGCTTCGCAAGTTGGGCAATCGAATCGGAACGAATAAAATATTTCGTCTTTGTATTGCGATAGCTGACTTGCGTTTGTGCTGTAGCCTGGGCATCTGCCATCAACTGCTCAATAGATTTCTTCTTATACTTACGCTGTTTTTTCTGACTTGTGCGCTCTATAGTCTCTACGTTAATAGATGTATTCGAATCAGATAATTTAACCGGGAATATCCAGACTAATCGATCTTGTTTATTGGCATCAGGTTGAATCTTTTGATATGGATCAGCTACGAGAGTAACAGGACCTTGATAGATATATTCCTTATCGACAAACACTTCAAAAAGATGAACTGAAACGCCGTTAGTATGACTCTCAGCTAATGTTCTATTTTGACTTTTTAATTCCTGGTCACCGACCTGGCCCATACCTGTGTAATGCAGTTCATCACCGATCCATCGATCTTCATAGACGGATTCTACATGGTTTGAAACAATGATAAGGGTATTGGTCTTATGAGATCTACGCATTCCGCCCTGAGGTGAGCAAAGGAAGTAATCACATAATCCATCATTATCTAAAATGGTACCTGGTTTTAATCGTCTAAAATCTTTCAACATGCTGCAGTCTTATTATCAAGTAAGTATTTCACGATGGGGATATCAGCAGCAGCCCAGTCGAGCTGTTCTAATTCATCGATAGTGCGCCATTGTACATCCTGGTGCTCACTTAACGCCAATTCTTCAATAGTCTTAGTCACGCACATAAAAGTGGCCAGCTCGATATTAAAGTTGGGGTAGGCGTGCTCTACAGTTAATAGATACGCTGTTACTTCTATATCAAGATTGAGCTCTTCTTTAACTTCTCGAATGAGTGCTTGCTCGAGTGTTTCTTCAGCTTCGACTTTGCCGCCCGGGAATTCATACTTATTTGATAAATAGGGATACTTATGTTCACCTTTAAGGGCACATAAAATTTTATCCTGGTGTTGGATGACTGCAGCGACGACCTCTAGAGATTTCATGCAAAATATTTTAGATGAGTTCAATATAAATATTATGCTTTGAACTGGCTTATGTTTGCACTTAATATTTAAAAGAATATAATAAAATTTCAATATAATTAAAAGGATAAAGTCATGAAAATAATAATGGTACACGGGATCAACCAGACTGATAAAGATCCTGAAACATTGAAAAAGATATGGATAGAAGCCTTCTTAGAGGGAGTATTTCAAGCACATATACCGAATGTTCCAGCTACAACAGAATTTGAGTTTATTTACTATGGAGATCTGGTAAAGGATTATTCAAATACCCCAACTTCTAATAAAGTGTTGTTTGATTTACAGACCAGTGGATTTCATGCTTTTGAAAAAAACTTTAATGATTTGTCATTAGATGAGCAGGATATTTTAATCAATATTGCTGACTCGATGGACGGAGATAGTACTGATGAGATGGGAACATTACCTATTGAAGGAATTCCTGTTAATTTAAAAAGTACTTTAGCTCCATATTCCTTTATAGATAAAGGTGCGAAGGCACTGATCAAAATTACGAGTAGATTTCAAAAGCTTCATACGTGGGTACTTAAGGTATTTGCCAAAGAGGCAAATCTATTTCTTGAGAATGAACAATATAGATCACAAGTGACAGAAAGATTATTGAGTAAGATAAAAGAGGATTCCAATGAAGAAATTGTATTAGTTGGCCATTCTCTTGGTAGTGCTGTTTGTCTAGATGCTCTACAGCATTTAAATTCCTCTTATAAGATTTCTCGGTTAGTAACTTTAGGCTCTCCTTTAGGCATTCCTGTATTTTATAAATATTTCAAAGATCGTACTAAACCTTCTTCATTAAAAGGAGATTGGTTTAACTTTTATGACACGGATGACTTTGTTTCGGCTTATTTATTAACGAACCCTCCATATAATGTTAAACCTGAGATTCAGAATTTAAGGGCAAAAACACAGTATTTTCAACCTCACTATATTGTTGGATATTTGGATGATGCTCTTGTAGTTAAAAAAATCTTAGGTGTTTGAGATAATTGAATGGTAGTTAGAAGTTCAGAGCTTGACCCTGTACAGGGGAAATGCTATTTTTGCGTATAGTGGTCGAATTGTAAATGAAGATCATAAAAGATATTAAAAGCTCATCGAAAGGTGGGCTTTTTTGTTTCTGAGAATAATTTAATATTATTGGTAGCTATTAGAGTGTTACTTAAGATCTTATTAGATATTGATGAATAGAGAATTTATTAAAAAGATAAGTTTAGAAACTTTATTAAAATTATGTTATAAATTAGTCTTTTAAATTTAAAAGGTTATACTCATGACAAATGATCAAAAAGCTTATTTTTATTATGTAACTTTCTCCTTTAAAACGGCTGATGGTCAATTAGGCTTTTATTCTATGGATTTGAATCTAAATACAGATAAGATCAATATTAATTTACAAAAAGAACTTAAAGAGCATTGCTTGGCTGAGTTTAAGGCAAAAAATAATGGTTTAGTATTTAGTAATTTTAATCTTATTAGTATCTCGCCGTTGGGATATATGTCTGCTGATGAATATCAGGGATAGTTAAAAACCACCTCCGGGTGGTTTTTCATTTTTCAAGATCCGGATTCTTTTATGAAGCAAGAAGTCGACTTTCATATTCCCATCCGCCCAATGCCTCCAGAATGGATCTTTGAATTGGATACACCAAACTTTGCACCAGCTCCAGAAATGTGGGAATGGATAGGCAAGGTATTTCTAAATCCAAAATCAAAATTATTTAATCCTGACCATCTGCATTTACGGTCATTTCGTTGGCCAGATATTGCTGTGATGTGGGCTAAATCTGGTTTTAAAAAGCAAGGTCGTCAGGTCATCGGTACTACTGAAAAAGTCATGATTAATGCAGGTGGCTGGAAGAAAGAGCGACAAGAAGAACAATTCATCCAGTGGTTTGAATATGTCCCTGAATATCTCATTACATTAGATGCTTCATATTCCCGTATAGCTAGTGATGTGAACTTTTGTGCTTTGGTTGAGCATGAGCTTTATCACATTGCACATAAGAAAGATGAGTGGGGAACACCAGCATATAACAGAGAAACAGGCATGCCAAAGTTAACAATACAAGGACACGATGTTGAAGAATTCACAGGCGTTGTACGCCGATATGGAGCAAGTGAGGATGTCAAAAGAATGGTTGAAGCAGCAAATACAAGACCAGAGATATCACGTGCTGATGTTCACTATGCATGTGGCACTTGTTACTTGAAGGTGGTTTAAATTTTTTTGCCATTCTTCTTAGATGTACTTAGATGGAATGGTTGAAATGGCACGTATTAATAAGAAGGTGAAATTATTCATCGTGAGGATGCTTGCCGAATTTGAAACACCCACTGAGGCAGCTAAAGCGGTTAAAGAAATATTTAATGTAGAGGTAACCCCGCAACAATGTGAAGCATACGATCCTACAAAGAAGATTGGAAAAGACTTAAGTCAGGAGTTTCGAGATTTATTCTTTGTGTGCCGCCGTAAAGCCAATGAAGAGCTTGAAGCAATACCCATAGCAAATAAAAGATATCGGTTACAGTTGCTTCAAGGTCTAGCCGATAAATACCCGGATAATCCAATGTTGATACCTAGATTTGCTGAGCAAGCAGCTAAGGAAATGGGGAATCAATACACGAATAAACAAGAGCTAACTGGCGCTGGTGGTGGACCACTTCAAAGCGAGAACGTAACCCAAGTTGTTGCAACGCCTGAACAGATACGGCAGGTGTTAGATGAACTCAAAGGTAAATACTAAGCTGTTAGAAATGCAGTTAGAGCGAGAGCTCTGTGAGAAAGAACATTTATTCTTTACACGTCGATTTTTCTTACCACGTATGGGTTTTAAGTTTTCAGTAAATTGGCATCATGAATATATTGCCGACAAGATTGACGAGGTTATTGCGGGGAAGGTTAAGAACTTAGTGATTAACGTTCCACCGGGTAGTGGTAAAACTGAGTTGCTTACCAACCTCATTGCACGTGGTATAGCTCGTAATACCCGATCACGCTTTCTGTATTTGTCATTCTCACAGTCACTTGTAGAGGATGTATCTGCAACGGCAAGAAACATTGTTAAGTCAGAAGATTTTCAAAACCTTTGGCCCATTAAGATATCGACAAGTACAGATGCTAAATCAAGCTGGAAAACTACAGTTGATGGTTATGACGCTGGTCATGTGTATTCTGCATCAATGGGTGGGCAGGTCACTGGTCGCCGTGCCGGCACGTTAGCAAATGAGGGCTTTACTGGTGCGATTATTCTGGATGACCCGTTAAAGCCTGAGGATGCATTTAGCCAAACAGCAAGACGTAAAGCTAACCGTAAGATTTTAAACACGGTCAACTCGCGTAAAGCTAAATCTGATACGCCCATTATTCTGATCATGCAGCGTTTGCATGTTGAGGATCCGACTAACTTTGTGATGACTGGTAATGTGCCTGGTGAATGGGAACAGATCAGTATTCCTGCGCTCATTGATGATGAGTACATCCGTAAGCTACCAGAGCACATACAGAGCAAAATTCCACGTAATGTTGAGCGAGATGCGAAAGGCCGACAAAGTTATTGGCCATTAAAAGAATCTTTACTCTCATTACTGCAGTTAGAAAAAGGTGGTGAGGATAAAGACGGTGCCACGGTATCGCGGTACACCTTTGCTAGCCAATACATGCAACACCCTAAAAAGCTGGGTGGTGATCTTGTTAAGGCTGAATGGTTTGGCCGTTATGAAGAATTACCACTTCTTAAATGGCGAGCGATTTGGGCAGATACCGCGCAAAAGACTAAAGAGCATAACGACTACTCAGTGTTTTTATGTGCTGGCCTTGGCTATGACAATAACCTCTACATCATTGATGTGAAGCGCGGCAAATGGGAAGCACCAGAGCTATTGAAAGAAGCTAAATCCTTTATTAATAAGCATAAGGATAGCAATACCAAGATTGGCAAACTTCGCTATATGGCCGTAGAGGATAAATCGAGTGGTACCGGATTGATCCAATCCATATCTAGACAAACCACATTGCCTATTCGGGCAATTCAGCGTGATACAGACAAGCTCACACGAACCATGGATGTAGTGTTCTACGTTGAAGAGCGCCGTGTCTGGTTGCCAGCAGAAGCACCATGGCTTTTGAACTACATTGAAGAAATCGAAGGACTCACAGCTGACATGTCACATGATCATGATGACCAGTGGGACCCAACCATTGATGCGATTAATGATTCATTAGCCAAGAAGCCAACTGTATTTGATTAGAGGAAATTATGACTGAAAATAAAAAGTCCGATGCAATTGGCGATGCAGGGGCATATACAAACTTTGTCTCAAATATTGGTACAGACCGCGATAAGGCATCACATGGAACTTTCGTTAAGAAGGTTATTCCAGATGAGCAATTAGAGGCAGTTTATCAACATTGGTTAGCTAAGCGAATTGTTAACCGCCCAGCAAGTGACATGCTTCGAGCTGGTTGGTTCTATGAGGGGATTCAGGATAATGATTTAGAGAAGCTTAAGGAGGCGTGTAAGGCTTTTAATTTAGATGGGGTGCTCTTATCTAGCTTGGTCCTTTCTCGATTATATGGCGTTTGCTATGTGCTCTTAGGTACGGTGGACGGCGGCAACTTAGATCAACCGTTTGATTTAAACAAATTGGGCATCGGTCGTTTAGAGTTTTTCACCGTACTCAAGAAAAAGCAGATTGAAGCCGATACTTTAAAGTACTTGCCTCCAAATGAAGCAGGCGGGCTGCTAAAGCAACCTGAATTTTACAAGCTTAAACTCGATGGCAAATCTAACCAACGGATCCACCACACACGCTTAATTAAATTTGGTCATGCAGATGTGGTCAATGAAGAGCCTGTAAGTGTTTTACAGGAAGTTTACGAGGACCTTTTAGATCATGCTGCTGTAAAGAAGGCTACTGCCAGTCTGGTCCATGAATCAAAAATTGATGTGATTAGAACACCGGACTTAGTCGAGAAGATCAAAGAGGATATGAAAGCAGTTGCTGAACGCTTTCTTAGTGTCGGTTTGCTGAAAGGGCTTAACGGTATGCTCGTCTTGGATAAAGAAGAAGAGTATGACTCTAAATCGTATAGCTTTGGCGGCTTGCCGGATCTAATGCGTGAATTCTCAATTCAAACTGCTGGTGCTGCGGATATACCTTATACAATTTTATTCGGTCAATCGCCTGCTGGGATGAATGCGACGGGTGAGCATGACACTCGAAACTATTACGACAGTATAGCAACCAAGCAAACATGGTCATTGAAGCCGTTCATGTTGAAGCTTTTACGAGTCATTGTACAAGCTACATTTGGTCGTCAAATTCCAAGTTTGGAAGTTGTATTTAATCCGCTATGGCAATTGGATGGCAAAGTTCGAGCGGAAGTCGAAAAGGCGAATGCAGAACGGGATGACAAATATCTTCAAATGGGTGTCATTACAGAGCCACAAATAGCAAAGCAGCTTGTTATTGACGGTGTTTATTCAGTAATTGACGAAGAGCATATCAAAGGGCTTGAGACAATGGTGAAGCTTAATGACAACGATAATACAGATACTGAAGCCACACCTCCAGCAAGCGAAGAAGCGCAAGAAAGGGCGTAAAGCTTCCAAGCCTAGAGCAGTACATGTAAATCGCCGTGTAGAGCTGTATTACACACGGCAATTACTGGCTATTTCAAAGTTTTGTCAGGACCAAACTAAGGATCTAGTCATTCCAACGGTAGGCCAGAACATCGGTGATGCTTGGTTTTCGGACATGATGTGGACGTTTCGGGAAAAACTAACAAAGTATGTTGTTGAGGTTTCTCGACCATTGGCCACAAAAGTTGTAACTGATACACAAAAGGAAGTAGACAAGCAGATTGCAGAGCACACCAAATCAATTATTGGTGTAGATCTCACGCCGTTCTATCGAGCTGCTGATATTCAGAATGAAGTAGATCTAAATATTACGGCTAATGTCAGTTTGATTAAGTCTATTCCCCAGCAATACGCCGATAAGCTTGAAGTGCTAATCACAAATGCCTTGCAGACAGGACAAACAAATCAGGATCTAGCTAAAGAGATTAAGGCATTAGGACAATCTACTGATTATCGCGCACGTCTTATTGCTAGTGATCAAATGGGTAAGATCAATGGACAGATCAACAAAGCTAGACAGCTTTCAATGGGTGTTGAGACATACACGTGGCAAACTGCCAAAGACGAGCGAGTACGTCCAGATCATCAACATAAGCAGGGCAAAACCTTTAGATGGGATTCACCGCCAGCGGGTGGACATCCCGGTCAGCCTATTCGTTGTCGTTGCACAGCCTTGCCTAACTATGAGGATATATTGATTGAATAGAGTCGATAATTTTTTTTACATCTTCGACTCTTCTATCATAACCTTCATTTGCACTATGGATTTTACCTTTGATTGGAATGAGAAATTCCAAATACATTTCTAAATCTTTATAAGTAACTGAGCTGTCATTTTTAGAAAGTCCTTCAATGAGTTGATTTATAACTTCTTTTGAACTTTTCATTAAATTCAATGGAATTTTTATATATTCAGCATACGTATATTCACTACCCGGCATTTTATCACTTAACTTTTGATTAAATATTCCAGCAAACTGAGAAAATGTTTCTTCAAATTTTTTATGCTTATGCTCAATTGAATACATTAATTCTTTGCATTCATATGCGATTTTTAAGATTGATAATTTTAAATTAAAAGTTGTTAATCTTATATCTTCTGCTTGTTGATCATTAGCAAACTGAATTTGCTCTCTAGCATATTTAATTTGTTCTTTTGCATATGCAGCAGCTTTAATTGCCAGTCCCATAGCAAATAAACCCATTAGGGTTTGTAATTGACCTGAATTACAGCCTATCCAGTCCCATAAAGTAATAAGAGGATTCATCTATATAACCTATTTTATTTTCTACTTAGTTTAATTCTTACTCTTCTAAAGAACCACCTAAACAGGTGGTTTTTATTTGGATGAAATTTATGAAACATATTTACCGTTTCATGGATGGTGACTTTATTTTAAGGATATTTTGATTGATTAAATAATAGACTTTGTTAAATTAAAATATTATTTCTAAAAGGAATTGTTATGTATACCGTTGATCAGTTATGTCAAATTGCTTCTTATGGTGGAGGATTAGAATTAAATGCTAAATCTTATACCCATGACCAATTATCAACTATAGCGAGTTATGCCTCAAATAAAGGTGCTCGAATCACAATAGATCTTATAGATAGAAAGTTCACAAGTGATCAACTTTGTACCATAGCTTCCTTCGGAAAAGGCTGTGTAAGCTTTAAAAATTTATAAACAAACTGTCAAAAAGTAAAACCCACCGAATGGTGGGTTTTTTATTGAGCGCAATTTATGAAAACTATTTACCACCTAAAAATTGGTGACTTTGCTCCAAGTGAATCATCACGCTCATATACACCAGAAGGTTATTTGAAATGCGTAAACGTTCGCTTGGGCAAAGCACCTCAGGTACGCCAGTACTATGCGTATGAGTTCCCAAACTTAGAAGGTTTTTCAGCAGATCAGACGATTAATGTTTACACATCGGCTGAAGAGCTTTTTAAGCCGGCAGCGATTAAAAGTTGGGATGGTGCAGACGCTACAGATTATCACCCACCCAAGAACGAAATTAATGCTGCTAACTGGAAGGACTACCACATTGGCTATTGTGAGAACGTCCGCCAAGAAGGCGAATATCTATTGGGCGATTTGCTCATTAAGGATAAGGACAGCATTGATTTAATCCAGAACAACGAGCGATTGGAAATGTCGCTCGGTTATGGAGCCACATTAGTTCTAGAACAGGGTACTGCGCCAGATGGCACAGTGTATCAAGCCCAATTTATCAATTTTATTGGCAATCACGTAGCACTCGTTAAATACGGTCGCTGTGGTGGTGATTGCCGCATCGGTGACCAAAAGCAAACTCCACCAGAGGGGAAAACAATGGAAGTAATTGTAAACGGTATGCGTTTTGACATCGGCGATAACAAGCCCTTGGCAGATGCATTAAAGATCCAGCAAGAGCAAATCGATAACTTAAAAGCTGCAAAACTTAAAGTCGGTGATAAGCAATTTTCTATCGGTGATGAATTGAACGCAGTTCAAGCGGTAGTAGATCAATTGCATACCGACAAAACCACGCTTGAGCAGAAAGTCGGTGATCTGGAAAAGAACCAGATGACACCAGAAAAACTCGAACAAGCCGCTACCGAACGTGCTGCTGTCATTGCTGACGCTAAAGCATTGGTGCCAACAGTTAAAACCGAAGGATGCACATGCGAGCAAATCAAGCGTGATGTGATTGCGGCTAAAGCGGGTGATGCCTTAGTGGGTGCAGTGCTGGGTAGTGTTGCTGTGGGCGATGCAAAACCAGATCAAATAGACACAGTATTCCGCGCCTTATCTGCTGTGAAAGGTACACAACCCTCAAATCCTGTAGGTGATGCACTTAACCAACAACAGCAAGTAAATGCTGGTGATGGTAAGCCTCAAGGAGATGAGAACAAAACAAACAACAAAAGAGAAGCTTGGAAACAAAGCTTCTAAGTATCTGGAGAAAAGAGAATGTCATTAACACCTCAAGCAATTCCGGGTATGCGTGCACGTTTGCACATGCCCGAAGAAATCTTATCTTTGGCAGTCGC